GGTGGGAGCTACTACCAAACTCCGGGAATTGGTGGCTCGGGACTTGTAGTTTTTTATGAATACGGTTAAAAGGAAAAAACATGAGCGTAGAATCAAACGATCAAATTACCGTTGAGGATTTTGAGTCGAAGGGAATAGATCTTCCTTGGCATGCAAAAAGAACAATATCGTACCCAAAATTTATTGAGTACCTAGATGGAGTCGTAAAGGGTGATCAGGCGCAGATTGATAAATACATTGCCGACTGTTTGGCGGTGAAGGCTAAGTATCCTAAGGACTCTGAATAATACAATATGCCGTTAATCAAATCAAAATCTGATAAAGCATTTAGCAAAAACATTTCTACGGAAATGAAAGCTGGTAAGCCTCAGAAACAGGCAGTAGCGATTGCTTACGCAACTAAGCGTGCTGCTAAAAAAGATGGCGGTGTAGCATTGTCGGTAGGGCGAGGTGAGAAACTACCAATTAGTCAAGGCGCAGGACTCACCGCTAAAGGTAGAGCAAAAGCGAATAGAGCTACGGGAAGTAACTTGAAAGCGCCTGCTCCCAACCCTAAATCTGAAAAAGAAAAAGGTCGTAAGAAATCATTCTGTGCTAGAATGTCGGGAGTAGTAAAACACGCAAAAGGTGATGCACCACGAGCTAAGGCTTCGTTACGTCGCTGGAATTGCAAAGATGGTGGGCAAGTTAAGAAAAACTATTAAAGGGTGGTAAATGAGCACGAGTGGCACAGTCGGGCAAACAGTTATTACTGTTCAAAATTTAATAGATAGCGGTGCTCGTCGCGCAGGCAAACTCGCTGAAGAATTGACTGTAGAACAAATACAAGCATCAAAACAAAGTTTGTATTATGTTCTTTCAAACCTCGCTAATCGAGGTATTCAGTATTGGTGTATCAATAAAGTTGTTATTGGGCTAATTCCAGATCAGACATATTACTATTTGCCTGTAGGCACTGTTGACGTGTTGAACGCGAACTACAGAACATTGACTGCTATCACTACAGGTGCTAATAGTTCTTCAGGAGTAACTGCTAATGCCTTTGACGGAGTCGGAAATAGCGTTTGTCAATTATCAAATAATACAGGAAATATAGGAATCAATACAGGCTCTGGAAACCCTGTTTTTATAACTACTATAGGTTATTTACCTGCAATATCAGGATCAGTAACTGTTCAACTACAATACTCAACTGATAATATTAACTGGGTTACATTCTATAGTCCTGGAGCGGAAACGTGGGTTGCCAATGAATGGATTTATCACGATTTTGAGGCTTCTGAAACCCAGCCGTATTGGAGAATATTACAAACAGCAGGTGTAAATATGGGGTTTTATCAGGTTGTATTCGGTACACAACCTCTCGCGATAAATATGTCACGTATGAATCGTGATGACTATTCAAGTCTACCGAATCGTAGTTTTCAGGCTCTTCGCCCACTGCAATATTGGTTTGATAGAACTATTCCACAACCTTCAATGCAACTTTGGCCAGTGCCTAACAGTATTCAACCTCAATTAGAGCTCTGGTTACATCGTCAAATTCAAGACGTTGGTGCGTTGAATGGTGAAATAGAGATTCCACAACGTTGGTATTTAGCTATTCAAAATATGCTAGCTCATCAAATGTCAATGGAACTTCCTAATACTGAACCTGCCAGAATTGCTTATTGTGAACTTCAAGCTGAAAAGTATTGGAGTCAAGCTGAACAAGAAGAACGCGATAAGTCACCTATTTATTTTGCACCTAATATAAGTTATTATACAAGATGAGCGTCTGGTTAGATACAATGGGTGAAACAGTTTTAAGCATCGCTATATGCGATCGATGCAAGATGAAACGCGCTTATTCTCAAATGAGACCAGATGGTAACATTCCTGCTATACGAGTTTGCAGTGAAGGCTGTTCAGATCAATTTGACCCTTATCGCTTACCCGCTAGGCAATCTGAAAAGATTTCGATTCGTTTTCCTAGACCAGATGATGATGTTGCTGAGGATCAAGATGCAATTACGACTGATCCTAATATAGTAAATAATCCGACTATACAAAGTCCTACTCCTACCCCAGGAGAATACGGTATTGCACCTGAGACGTCTGAAGATGAAAATGACGGCAACCTTGATAATTTAAGCCCTTAATATGTCAAATATACGAATTTCACAACTTCCAGCAGCTCCTATATCTCTAACTGGTGCTGAATTAGTTCCAGTTGTTCAGAATGGTCAAACTGTACAAACTACAGTAAGCGCTATTATTACTAGCCCGTCTTTGACGCAAACTTTTATTACTGTTAGCAATACACCTAGTTTAGCAAATAGTAGATATTTAGGCGCAACTAATGGTTTAACGATTACCGACGGAGGCGCGCAAAGTGTTTTAAATATTACTTCTACAGGAGCTCTCCTTTCTCTCGTCAATTCAGGAACAGGCATACAAGTAAAAACCAGCTCAACTGCAATTACGAACAGGTCTATTGCAGTTTCAGGTAATGGTATTTCAATTAGTAATGGATCGGGTATTTCAGGTGATCCGACGTTATCGTTAAGTGGTCAAATATTAAACTTCGCGAATGCAAGTTTTAATGGTTTAGTAGCACTTTCAACTGGAGGTGCAATAACTTCAGCGACTATCACAGGCACTGCTAATCAAATTGATGTGGCTAATGGAACTGGGGTAGGCGGTAATCCTACTATAAGTATTACTAATAATCCCGCTATTCCTGGTTCAGAGGGTATAAGTTTGCCCGCAGGTACGACTGGTCAACGTTCAGTTTCACCTACAAATGGCACAATACGTTACAACTCAAGTGTAGGGTTATTAGAAGCCTATGTAAATAACGCTTGGGGAAATATTAGTTCTGGATCTGGTGTTAGTTCTGTTGATGCATCAGGTGGAACAACAGGTTTCGCGTTTGTTGGTGGACCGATTACGACTTCCGGAACACTGATACTTATTGGGTTATTAAATTCAACAAGCGGAGGTACTGGGCAAACTAGCTATGCTGTTGGAGACACTTTATATTACTCATCGGGTTCAGTGCTTTCAAAATTAGCTATAGGTGCTTCAACTTATATTAATACTTCATCTGGAACAGCTCCTCAATGGACAAGTCCAGCTTCTATCACAGTAGGTGCTGCAACTTTAGCGACTAGCGCTACTAACGTTGCTGGAGGTTTAGCAAATCAGTTTATATACAATACAGGAGTGGGAGCAACTGCATTCGCAGTAGCGCCTACTGTTCCTAACTCATTTTTACAATGGAACGGAAGCGCGTTTGCTTGGGCATTAAGTTCTCCAGGATCTGTAACTTCTGTTGATGTCTCAGGTGGAACAACGGGATTGACCACTTCTGGTGGTCCTGTAACAACTGCAGGAACAATCACTTTAGCAGGTACTTTAGCTGTTGCGAATGGTGGTACAGGTCAGGTTAGTTATACTAATGGTCAACTGCTTATAGGTAATACCACAGGTAATACTTTAACAAAAACGACTTTAACTGCTGGATCTGGAATAACGATTACTAATGGTACTGGATCAATTACTATAGCAGCATCAGGTGGGGGTGACGTTGTTGGTCCAGCTTCAGCGACTGATACAGCAATTTCATTGTTTGACGGCACTACGGGTAAGTTAATTAAAAATTCATTAGTTACGGTGTCTGCTGTAGGTGCTATTGTTTCACCGCAAGTCGGCTCTATTATTCCATTTTATTATAATAACCAAGCAGCTTTTCCATCTGCAGCTGCTTACCATGGAGCTTTAGCCCATTCTCATGCAGATGGGGCAATGTATTTTGCTCATGGCGGAGTTTGGGTAAGAATATTAGACAATGGGGGACCATTAGGAACACCTTCAAGTGGCACCGTCACTAACTTGACAGGAACAGCTTCAATAAATATTAATGGTACTGTAGGCGCGACGACACCGAATACTGGAGTATTTACAACTTGCACTGCGACAACATTTGTCGGTGTTTCTGGAGGAGTTTTCACATGAAATCAAGTTATAATTTTGTAAAAGGATTTTAATTATGGCACAAGCAGGTTTTACACCAATTAGTATATACTACAGCACAACAGCTGCAGCTGTACCCACGGCTCCAAATTTGGTCTCAGGTGAACTTGCAATCAATATTGTTGATGAAAAGTTATATTTCAAAAACTCTGCAGGTACAGTCAAATTATTAGCAAGTTCAGCTGCAGGCACACCAGTTACAACTTTTTCTGGAGGTACGACAGGTTTCACACCATCTACAGCAACGAGTGGCGCGGTAACGCTAGCTGGAATTTTAGCTATTGCTAATGGAGGTACAGGAACAGCTACTCCCTCTTTAGTTGCTGGTTCAAACGTAACTATCACTGGAACTTGGCCAAATCAAACTGTTGCAGCAAGTAGTAGCGGATCCGTGTCATCAGTCGGTCAAACATTTACTGGCGGTTTGATCTCGGTTGCAGGCTCACCGATTACGTCGAGCGGAACCTTAGCCTTGACAGTAGCAGGAACATCTGGAGGACTCGTTTATTTTAACTCTGCATCAACTTGGGCATCCTCTTCAGTATTAACTCAATATGGTGTTATTTACGGTGGGGGCGCTGGTGCAACTCCCGTATCAACTGCAGCAGGTACTACTGGTCAAGTCTTAACGGCAACAACTAGTGGTGCCCCAACATGGCAATCAGCAGCAGGGGGAGTATCGGCTGGTAAGTCTATCGCATTTGCAATGATCTTTGGATATTAAGGAGTATTAAAAATGGCAAACCCAAATATAGTAAACGTAACGTCAATTTATGGTAATTCAAATTATCTTGTTCCAACAACTACAACTGCTACAGCTTGGAATGCTTTAACTCCTGCTGTAGGCACTGTAAACAAAATTAATTACCTTATGGCAGCAAACGTTACAGGAACAGCTGCAACGATAACTGTGTCGCTTAACAACGCAGTAAGTGGCGGTGGAACAGCGTACCGACTTGCTTATCAAATTCAAGTTCCAGCTAATACTACTTTGATTCTTTCTGATAAATCTACTTCAATTTATGTAGGAGAAACGCAATCAATTGTCGTAACTTCTGGAACTACTAATGCTATTGAAATGACAACTTCTTACGAAGCAATAACTTAAAGAGATTAGTCATGACTGATAGATTTTATGCGGGTTTTGTTAATGCAGCGTACGTTGGGGCTAAAGCACCCAATGCACCAACTTCTGCGACTGCCGATAAAGGAAATACTACTGCAGAAATAAGTTTTACTGCTCCAGCTAACGCAGGTAGTAGCGCTATAACTAGCTATCGAGCAACTTCAACACCAGGAAATTTTACGGGTACTGCTGCCTCTTCACCCGTTACTGTAACGGGGTTAAGTAATGGCACTAGTTACACTTTTCAAGTAACCGCTATTAACAGCTTTGGTGAAAGCGCTGGAAGTAACGTAACAAATGCTGTATCACCTAGCGTTGAAGGTCAAAGACTTTATACAGGCTCTTCTTATACCTTTGTTGTGCCCGTAGGAATTACTTCCGTTAGTGTAGTTTGCGTCGGTGGTGGTGGAGCTGGCGGTTATTATAGTGCTGGGGCTGGCGCAGGAGGGGGTCTTAGATATAAAAATAGTATTGCTGTAACTCCTGGACAGTCAATTGCTGTAAGTGCTCCTGCTTTTGCTCAGTTTGGTAGCGCAGGCGGAAATGCATCGTTTGGGACTAATTCTGTTGACGCTTTTTATTTTTTCGCTGGAGGCGGTGGCTCAAATAGCGGAGGTACTATACCAGGAGGTACAGGTTCAGTATTTCCTGGAACTGCAGATGGCGGTGGTAACGGAGGTAGTAGCACCTCTGCTGCTGGTGGTGGCGCTGGTGGTTATTCTGGTAATGGTGGCAATTCAGGTGGTTCTCCAGGTGCTTCTGGCTCTGCTGGCTCTGGCGGTGGAGGAGGAGGTGGCTACGCTGTTAGTTTCACCTCACCATATGGTAATTATTCAGGTAGCGGTGGCGGTGTTGGGGTTTTAGGTGCTGGAGCAAGTGGCTTAGGTGGTTACGGCACAGCTCAAAATACAGGTGCTGGTGGTGTTAGTGAGCCATCTAAACAAGGTCAAGGAGGTTCTGGTGGTTTAGCTACACCAGGAGCTTTATTTGGTATTGGTGGTAACTACGGTGGTGGTGGCGGTGGTGTTTACGGATATACCGAAAACTACACGGGAGGTGGTGCAGCAGCAGTTAGGATCATCTACCCAGCGTCAGGCGGTGCAGTTTCACCAAGAACTTTTCCATCAACTAATACAGGTGACTTATAATGCCAACCTATAGTGGACTTTGGACTCCAGCACAATTAATGCAACAAGCGGGTTCAGGGTTTTGGCCTGGTGTGACTCTACCAGGACAACAAGTATACGCAGGCTCATTTTATGGATCGGGAGGTTCTAATTCATACACTTGGGTTTGCCCTGCTGGCGTACTTTTAATAAGTGTGGCTTGTATTGGCTCGGGTGCTACTAGTGGATCTGGAGTTAGTACTGGCACTTATTCAGGTTGTGGAGGTGGTGGATTAGGCTGGAAAAATAATATTGCTGTAATACCAGGAAATTCATATACAGTTCTAGCAGGTAATAGTTGGTGGGCAACCAGCGTAGCCGTAGATGGCAACATATCTTATTTTAATACTTCTGGGACTGTAAGTGGTGGAGGAGGAATTAGAGGAGTCGGAGGAACTGGCGGATCTGGTGGTACATACACAGGTGATAATGGTGGTAATGGAGGTGCTGGCGGTTTTGGTTATTACGGGTACCCTAGCACTTATTCAACAGGCGGTGGCGCTGGTGGCGCTGGTGGTTATACCGGAAATGGTGGTAATGGCGGTAATGGGAATTATTCTCCTGGTGGTGGCTCTCCTGGCGCATCTGGTGCTGGTGGCGGGGGTGGCGGG